GTATCCTAATCTCCCCCCTCCGCGAATCACGCCCCTGCATTCAGCGCTTATTCAGCGCTGGGAACGAAGTAGACGCGGTCGTCGCAAGCGAGCGCATGCAGGCGCGTGGATGTCCGCATCCCGACGTATTTGTACTTATTCCGCGTCTCGTCGATTTCGTAGGCGGGCAACTGGCTCGGTGGGATGTCAAAGCTGCCAAGATTCTGCGAGAACAGACCCACTGACTCGGGTTCGCCTCCAAAGTTCAGCCGTCCGGACGCGTCATCCTGCATGACCGCCTCGAGCGCTTCCTCGATGAATCGGTTGGAGTCGGCCCCGAACGTGGGTCCCGCTGACTCCGCGACGGGGGGGGGCGCTAGCTTCTGAGTGCGCTTCAATCCCGTGGTGGAAAGGGCCGGCGAGCCCGTCGAGGAGGATGTCGGCACTAGCGGCGGTGGAACTGGCGCTGAGCTCATCAACGCAGAGTGGCCATTACGGCCGGGCGTCGGCGGCTGCGGCGGGCGCAGCGTTACCAAGTCGGAGGTCTTCACTCCGTGCAGGCGACCAAGCGTTCTCGATTGTTGAGTTGTGCGCAACGCCGAGAGGATCGCAGCCGCGCGTTCCTCTTTCTCCTCGCGGAGCTTTTCGCGGTATTCACGAAGATCCGAATCCGGCACGCTGAAATCCAATCCCGGCAACGAGATCTCGTCCTGAGCCTCCATGCTCTCCCCAGCTGTGTACGGCGGCACCGTTCCTGAAGCGCTTCCGAATCTAATCTCTGAATCTGCGGCGACATCACCCACCACGATACGACAGCATCTTGGAAACATATCGACCGCTTCGAAGCGCATCCCAGGCCACCGGTCCTGCTGCACCTCCAGCCCGTCACTCGAAACGACCACAAACGTCGACTGATCCCTATCGATTAGACGGAACGACCCCGCTCCGGGAATCAGCAGCAGCATGCACCCATGGGTGGGGGTATTGCTGCCAGCCACGTGCATCCCGAGTCCATGACGTACAACTAAGTACTCACACCCCAACGCGTTGCACATTTTCGCGACGTAGTCATCTTTCCCCGTACTCTTGAGGACGATTGTTCGGGTAAAGGGCTTTCGGATCATCGGAATTTGCTTGTCGGCAGACATCGTTGCGTTTGCAGCAATTTCGCTCGGAAATGAGGAAATTTTTAC